ATGCATTTTTTATATTATCAATTAATTTATTTGCTTTTTCAGTATCATATAATTCATTTATTTTTGGTTTATCTCCTGTTGGTTCATATTTAGGTGTTTCGATTTTACCTGTGTATTTTTCACTTTCCTTATCATCTTCATTTTGCCATACATCTAAACCCCATTCATCAAGTGTATTGGTTTGCCATTCATTTCCTAATATATCCCAATCCCACTCACCATATCCAACATTGTCTTTTATTATAAATTCCTGTTTTTGTTCAGCTGTTAATCCTTTAGCTATTTTAACAGGTATTTTTTTTAATCCTGCTTCGACACAGGCTTTGTATCTCATGTTTCCTCCTAAAATTAAATTATTTTCATCAATAACAATAGGCCTTAATTCTAACATTTCAGGAAAATCCTTAATGCTTTTTACCAACTGTTTAAATTTATGTTCTTTTATTAACCTGGGGTTAGATACATTTGAGTGTATCTCATTGATTTCTAGTTTCATAGTATATAATAGATATTTATGTTATTTATTTATAGTCTTCATTTATTCCTCTTGTTCCAATTAATTTTTCTTTTGCTCCTTTCCATAGTTTATCATGTTTTTTTGTCAAACTAGGTTCAGTCCTTATAAGACTAGGAAAACCATTAAAATCCTTGTCATATTCTTGCATATACTTTTCACAACTACATACAGCCTCGACAGTTCTTACTTTTCCATCTATAACTTTTAATGTTGCTTTTTGCAATTCTTTTTTTTCCTTACCACATTTACAAACAAATTTTATCATAGTTTACCACCTGAAACTAATGCTCCTGTTCTTGTTTGACTTGGTTCAACTATTTCATCTAATTCAAAGTGTAAATGGTTAATTGCTTTTCTAATATCTTCTATGCCATTATCATTATATTTGTTTTTACATCTCAATAAATATGTAACAGCAGTTCCAATATTATAATTTAAATCAAAGTTAGCAACTACATCTTTTGCCATGTAACCGTTTTTCCCTTTATAGTATTCAGGTATTTCGTTTTTGTTTGTCATTTTCTAGTATTTTTATTATTCCTTTTTGTGTATATAATTTACGTGGTTTTAATCCTTTTCTATATTCTTCAGGATTAAATATTAATTTTACTTCCCTAACCAAATCACCATCATATTTTACAATAAATCTTGATGAAGAATGTAGTTTGTTTCTTTTTAAATGTGATAAATAGTCCATTTTATTTGTATTTTTCATAAATTAATTTCATTCCTGTAAAACAAGTATTTAAACAAGAAGCACAATTGGTTCCCCAACTATAGTTTGCATTATAAATTGTATTATATAATTGAACCATGTTTTTTTTTACTTGTTGATTTTTTGCTTTTCCTCTTTTTATATCAGGCCATAATTTTAAAACCTCTTCTATTATTTCGGTTGGTAAATCATCAGGCGTTTCCACTTCTGTTGTTTTTTGCCAATACTTTTCAGGACATTCCATTGATGCAATTCTTGCCTTTATTTTCATAAAACATAAACATCTTTTGCATTGACCTGTTGGTTTAAAATAATAAATACATTTTTTACATATATTAATTCTATCATTATACACATCATTAGAGGTAAAAAATTTATTCATTTACCTTTTCTTTTATTAAACATCTCACCTTATCAATAGTTGTAAATAAACTATTTCTACTAATATTTGTTTTTTTTGCTAATGAATCTAGTGTATTATTTTCATAATAATATAGCTCAAATACTTTTTTATCATACCAATAAACATCATCTAAAACTTTATCAATTTGTTCTAATTTTACTTGTTTATAATTAACTTCTTTTTTTTCTGGTAAATTACTTAATTGTTTTTTTATTTCTTTAAATGTTTGACTATTATTTGTATGATAAAAACTACATATATGATTATAATATTTTTTATATTTATAATAAAACGGACTCCTAGGACTTGTTAATGCTCTTTTTAAAACAACTGCACCATATCTAATAATTCCTTTTTCACCATCTTTTTCATATATATTTTTTAATGTTTCAGGATTCATTTGTAAAAAATACAACATTAATTCTTGTACAGCATCATCAATATTAGTTTTATTCTTTGTTAATCCGTAGCACATTTCTCTAAATTTACTACTCAAGGCTGCTATTTTTTCATATATTTTATTCACTTGCTATTTTAAGGTTATCCAATTTGTCTGTAACATCATGAACCATTTCATTTATAACAGTTTTATATGAATTAATTAATGTAGTATTTCTTTTTGTTTCAATTCCTGATAAAAAACCATTTGTCATTACAGTTAAATTAATAGGTATTATCATTAACCAATCATGCCAATTACCATTATCTCTATAGTTATTATGGTAGTCTATAATAATATTTAATATTTGCAAGTAACTTTGCCACCTTTGTTCATTTGCAACATCACGTGCAAAATCCTTATGCATTTTGATATATGATTTTATTATGACTTCGTGTTCCTTGTTAGCACAAACAGGTATTTTCATGCCATCAATTATAGTAAAATATTTTACATAATACCCTTTTCGCTTTTTAAGTTATTAACAATTGCTTTGTAATATCTTATTTCGTCCTCATATTCAGCTCTAATTTTTTTTACTGTTTGTTGTGCTAGTTGCTCTAGTTCTTGTGAGGTTCCTAACCCATGTTTTGCATCTAATTTTAATCCAAATTTCCATTGTTCACCACTTCTAAACATGTTGCAGGCTACACATTGGACTTGACAGTTCCATTCATGCCATCTTGTGGACATATGTCTTCTACTTTGAAAATGGCCACACTGTAATTTTTTATATGAATCCACTTTTCCACAAGTAAAACACTGTGCAATACCTTGTGTGTTGGATTCTCTTAGTCTAATGTATAAACTAAACCATTTGTCTAATTCCTTTTTTAATTTACTTATTGACTTCACAGAACATTCCTAATTGTTTATATAATTCAACTGGCGGTGGTGTGTATACGTATCTTGACACCTTTGTGTTTCTTCCAAATCTGGTTTTTACTTGTAAAGGAATGCTTGCTATTTCATAACCATCTTTTCTATGATTGAAAATTATAGCAGACAACCTTGTTGCTCCATATTCCTTAATAGCTTCCCAACTAGTTATTTCGCCATATGCTTTTAAATGCCATAATACAGCATCTGACTGTGTTTTAACTTGGTGTTTTTCAATGTTTATCGTTTTCATATTCAGATTTTAAAATTAATTTGTGTTGTTCTTCTTGTAAATCAGCATATTCGCATGCTTCATCATATAAATTGGGATATTGTTCTTGTATATAATCTACAAAATCATCATACCAATTCAATGTATCTTCACAATTTGTTATATGTCCTCTTTTATATTCTCTCATTTTAATAATTTTTGTTTATTATAAAAAGGTACCTCTGCAGGGTTTCTGCCTAATGTTCGTACTTGATATGTAGCATCATCAATAATTTTTTTATGTATTATTATCCACCTGTAAAAAGTTCTAATATTTAAAAAAGGTTCAAAATCTCCAAATCTTACACCCTGTCTAAATGCATCTTTTATTTGTTCAAAATTTAAACTTTTAAAGCGTTTTTCCTGCTGTAAGTCATCTGCTAATATTTTTGCTAATGATGCCATTGTCTTGCCATCTGTCTTTAATCCTAGTTCAATAGATGTCTGGACTATTAATTCATAGCATTTTTCTTTTAATTGTTTCATAGGTATTCTTTTCCTTTTAAATATTCATTAAGTTGAGAATCAATTTTGCTCATTCCTGATTTTTTCCAATCTTTATTATTTTTGCACCATCTTTTTAATCTTAAATTAATGTCAAATGTTTTTTGTAATTCAAATTTCATTTTGGTATTTGATTTGTTTGATTCTGTCCAATAGTCACAAAAATCTTGTAAAACATCTTTTGACACATTAGTAACTTGAAAAACAATTTCTTCAAATTTTAATTTTCTTTTGTCTATACTATTACTATATGTAATATTATTATTAGTTATATTTATATTAGTATTATCTGTTAACTTTTCTTTACAAGGGTTATTAACCAATGTTATGTACCTTTTTTCTATTTGTTTACAACCTTGTTTATATATAATTTTCCTATTAATATAGTTTTTATCTTCTAATAATTTTAACCACTTCTGAATAGATACTCTACTGACATTGTATAAGTCAGCAAAATATCTACTCGAAGCATTACAACGACCATTCATATTGCTTAATGCAGTAATTTCAGCATATAATAATTTTGCATTCGGTGTTAATGTATTATCATACCTGACATCTGCAGGAATAGTTGCATAATAAT